CTAACTCGTTCAATCCTTGACCATACAGTCATCACCAATAACCCACGTTACATGGTGGTCAAAGGTGGCCTAACTAATCCAAGAGAATTGATTGATAACAGAGTAGGTGGCTTAGTTAACGTAACTCGCCCTGATGCCGTCAGCCCGATGCCGCAAGGCTCGATGAATCCGTTTGTATTCCAGACGCTTCAGCTGCTTGACGAAGATTTAGAAAACAACAGCGGCGTATCAAAGCTAAGTCAGGGGCTAAACAAAGACGCAATTAGCAAGCAAAACTCGGCAGCTATGGTTGAGCAGCTAGCGACAATGAGCCAGCAGCGACAGAAAATCATCGCTCGTAACTTTGCTAATCAGTTCGTGAAGCCACTATTCTTTGAAGCGTACAGACTTTGCGTTGAGAACGAAGACCAAGAAAAAATAGTCGAACTATCTGGTAACTACGTCCAAATCAATCCTGCGACATGGAACGAAAAGCGTGACGTAATGGTCGAATTGCGCCTTGGATATGGCGAACAAGAAAAAGAAGCCCAAAAGCTACTCTCAGTTCACGCCTTGTTTAGCCAAGACCCAACGATTGCTCCGCTTTACGGAATGGAAAACAAATTCAGGATGCTCAAGGCTGTCCTAGAACAGCAAGGCATCCTCAATGTGGAAGACTATCTGACAAACCCAGAACAGCTTCCACCACCACAGCCAGACCCAGCTGCCGAAATGCAAATGCAGATGCAGCAAAAGCAGCTTGAGTTGCAGGAACGTCAGACAGCAGTCGCAGAACAGCGGCTCCAGTTAGACATGATGCAAGCACAAGCAAAGATTGAAACAGACCAAATCAAAGCACAGGCATCACACGCACTTCAGTCTGACAACCAAGACCTGAAGGAAGCACAGTTCCAGCACAAGGTTCGCATTGACGAAGGTGAACTGGAAATTCTGCGCCGTAATTCAACTGATGTCCGGGGCATTGCAAGCCCAACCGGATAAGGAGAACCAATGCAAGACCAACAAAAAGAAGAGCAACTTTGCAGATTAGGCGATGAGGCTGATGTCTTACTAAAGACTGACGCCTTTAACCTGACTGTGAACCAGTTAGTAGACAGCAGTTTCCAAGCGTTCTGTAACTCTAAGCCAGAGGATAAAGACGCTAGGGAACGCTCCTACGCCCACTACAGAGCCTTGGTAGACATCGTATCGACCCTACAACAGCGGGTCAGTGTACGCGATGAAATCCAAGCCAAGGTCGCTGCTAACGATAACAACAATCAAGAGGAATAGGCACTATCACATGGAAGACGTGCAACAAACTACCTCAGTAGACGCACCAGTCGCTTTAACAGTTGATGAAGCCGCTGATGCAATCCTTTCGCGTTGGGAACAGAAGGACGCTGAACAAACACAGCCATCCGAAACACCAGAGACGGAAGAAACTCAAGATGTCACCGAATTAGAAGAGACAAACGACATCGAAGAGATTGATGACGCTGAAACAGAAAATCCTGAAGAGGAAGAAACAGACCAAGATGAAGATGTTGAACCAGATGACGAAGAGACTGAAAGCGACAGCGAGACTGATGAAGCAGAAGCTGAAACAGTGTCTGATGACGCTATGGTCGAAGTTACGGTCAATGGCAAAACTGACCTTGTATCCGTTGCTTCGCTTAAAAGATTGGCTGGGCAAGAAGCTGCCATCACCCAAAAGTCTCAACAAGTGGCTTCACAGCGCAAAGTGCTGGACGATGCCATTGGGAAAAATCATCTCGCTTTTCAAAAGATGCTTGAGAAAGCTAATGAGCGTTGGAAGCCTTATTCTGAGGTGGATATGCTCGTTGCTGCGAAAGCTATGGAAACCGAAGATTTTGCGGCCTTAAGAAAGGAAGCTGAAGAGGCGTATAACGACCTCAAGTTTCTTAACGAAGAAGCCGATGCTTTCTACAAGAGTGTCCAAGAACAAACACAAGCACAGCTGCAAGAAGCAGCAAAAGAGTGTGTCAAAGTTCTAGCTGAAGACATCCCAGAGTGGGATAACAAGCTATACAACGACATTCGTACCTACGCTGTATCGCAGGGATTAGATGAAGCGGAAGTCAACAATTACGTTGACCCGGCAGTAATCAAAATCCTCAACAAGGCTCGTCTTTACGATGCCGGCAAACAAGTAGCGACAGTGAAGAAGAAAGCAGCCACCACAAAGAAGGTGCTTCGTAACAGCAAGGCTCCAACTGACGACCGCCAACGCAAAAGTCAGAAGATAGCCCAAGCCAAAGCGAAGCTACGCGAAAGTGGTAACGACCTCGATGACATTGCAAATGCACTTCTGAGCCGCTGGGAAGCATAACAACCCAACAGCTAGAAGGAATTACATTCAATGGCTACTTACACCTCCTACGACCAAGTGGGGATCAAGGAAGACGTTAGTGATATTATCACTGACATTACGCCTACAGATACCCCAATGGTCTCAATGATTAAGACACAGAAGGTTCACAACCGTGTCTATCAATATCAGACCGATTCCTTGGCGGCGGCGCAGTCCAATGCTCAAGTCGAAGGTGCTGACCCAACAATGGCAACTCTGACTGCCACGACCATGATTTCTGGAACGACCCAAATTCTGACCAAGGCGTTCCAAATCAGTCAAACCTCTGATTCTGTCTCAACTTTCGGCAGAGCCAAAGAAACTGCGTTAAGAAAATTGGTAGC